TAATACCATTTATAATGGCAGCATCATTAAATCTGTATGCGTTTACAGAGTTGGGTGATTTAATATTTCCGGGTCCATTTACTATCATTAATTCATTAGCACCACCAATTTTAATAGCATTAGGTGGTGCCATAGAAGGTTTATTCGCAGAAACAATTTTTGATCAAAAAATACACGCTTTTGCTGTAATTCTTTTTAATATGGGTTTTTGGCTCCAACTGAATATGATTACAAAAGGTGGTGATATTCTTTCTGCTTCTTGTAGTAGTGAAAGTTATCCAATGTTAGAGAACAACTGATTAATTGTTTATGCAATAGGATCATCCCAATTATTTAAATCATCATCTGGTAATTGAATAGAACTTTTAAAATCAAGTGGGATTTCTTCATTTTTAATTCTTTGTTCAAGTTTCCAATCCTTCTTTTTGGTATCAAAAAGTTGTTGTCTATTATAATGTATAAGTTCTTTATTCTTAATATTATACTGGTTTCTACTTTTTGAATCCATAATGATTTCAAATTCAGTACATAAAGATTGTTTTGTATCAATAAGTGAAAGATATTCTTCTTCCATAACGGCGACAACTTTAGTATTCCATTCATTTAGTTTGACATCTGGATCCTGATGCTCCCATAATTTATGATTCATCCAAGGACCCAATATATCCATTCTATATTCTATTTTATTATGTAAATTAGAATATTTCTCTCTTAGATTATGAATTCGTTCCTTCTTTTCATCAAACTTATAATATTTGGAAATAGATAAAATAAGACTAATATAAGTTGATATAGAAATACCAACAATTGATACGCTTGGCGCAGGAGTGTCAAAAAACTCTTTGGTAGATTGTAGAAATCCAGAAACAGTCGATAAGAAAATAACAGATATTTGAATATAATTTATTTTATTATTAAGGTCATCATATTCTAAGTCTAATAGTCTTTTATTTTCTTTACATTCTTTTAGAATATATAAATTATTATTAACAAAAGCTTCCAATTGATTTTTGAAAATAACAAACTGTTTTTTTGATTTAAAATTATCGGGTAAATTAATGTTTAGATTGTAATCCACACTAGGAATAACATCATTAGTAGTTTTATCCTTAATATCAATAGCAATATTTTGATTTAAGTTTTCATTAGAGTTTGATTGATTAGTTTTTTTTTTAGGTTTTTTGTCTTTGGAACCTAAGAGGTTATCCTCACTATCTAAAGTATTATTATTATTACTCGACATATAATAATAATACAGAAAAAATTATTACAATTATTACCATTTATTTTTACGAACATTTATTTTTGGACCAGCTCCTCGCTTTTGAACACTATTTGGATCATAAATTTCATCTTCCTCATCACTATCAATATCTTTAGACAATTCCCAAAATTCTTTTGATCCTAATCTAAAGTTTCCATGGTTTGCTGCTTTATACCAAAATATTTGGTCTTGTAATTTATTAGATTTGGAATTATTATTTATAACTAAACATTCAAAATTCTCTGTACATTGGTCCATTACCTGACAAAACGATTCAAATGTAGGGAACATACCGGCATAATTTTCCCATATTCGTTTTCTATTTGCTATATATGGTTCACGAAGTATAAATACATAATCAATATTTGTTCTTAAATTTGGAGGAATACCTAATGGATATTGCATTGTAATTATTAACATTATTTTCCAATGTCTACCATTCATAAATAATAATCTCATCATCTTATCCTTTGTCCATTTATTATCATATAAACAATCGTCTAAAATAACAAATGCTCTTGGGTCAATACTAGTTCTTTTGTATGCCTCCATCTCTTTTTTAATTTGTTTCATTACTGTTTTTTGTCGCTTAAGTATATTTTCTATAATAGCAGTATTATATTCATCGTGAATAAATAATTTTGGAACATGAGCAGCAAAAAAACCGTTACCTGCTTCAGTTCCTGATATAACTGTTCCAATAGGAATATCTTGATGATAATATAATAAATCTCTCACAAGAAAACTCTTTCCAGTATCTCTTCTACCAATTAATACTACAACTGGACCTTTATTTTCGTCAGGGCGGAAACTAATATTCTTCATATCAAATTTTTTCAAGTCTAAACTCATAATTATGATTTAACAAGAAAAAAAAAATTAATGAAATACGAAAAAAATAAGTTAGAATTAAGTTTTATATTTATAATAAGAATTATAAGAATGGACTTTTCTTTGTATTATCGGAAAACAAAAAATAATGATTTATTTCATGATTTAGAAGAATCTCAATTAGGCCTTAATAACCTACAGAATTATGTGCCATTATACGAAAAATTTTTTTCACTCAATCCAACCAATTTCAATAGTATTAATTTGAATCAAAAGTATTATCTTAATAAAGTTAACAATACTTTAACAAAAAATACATTAAATGTAAATGTATCCGATAATTCAAATAATATCATACAGAGAGATATATTCTGTAAATTCTCTCCACTACTTGACCCATTAAAATTTTTAACTGGTAAATATGATTTATCAGCAAATATACCGATTGAATTACCAATATATAATTCAAATAACAAATTTCCTAAACTATTAGATAAGAATAATAGTGCTTATGTAGACGCTTTTTTTACATATTTATCTAGTCAACTACTTCATCAAAATAATTTTATAAATAGCATTGATTATTACGGTGCTTTTATAGGTAAACAAGAAAAATTTTTATATAATATTGTAGACGATCTTGAATATCTGAATGATTGTGATTATTTTCATAATAATAGAAATGTATTTTTTAATCTAGAAACCGACGATTATAGCGATTTTTTCAATATCGATTCTAGAACAAATAAAAAAAAACTTATTATTAATGATAAAATAGATAAAATACAACTTGATTCATTTAACAGCGACGACTTTAAAATTTTTGCTAGTTCAGATGATACTAATACGAAAATTTATGATTTAAGTGAAGTATGTATTTATAATTATTCATTAAAAAAATCTAATGACTCCGATTCAGAATCATCATGTAGTTCAAAATCGTCAAATACAATGGATGAAATTAACAGTGATTGTGGTTCAGAATGTTCTGATGATAATGAGGATTCGGATAGCGATGATGGAGAAGAGCATGATGTAATGTGTTCATTATATGATTTTCCTATTCAGATGATTTCTCTCGAAAAATGTGATAATACATTGGATTATTTAATGGAAAATAATTTATTAAACAATAAAGAATGGATTTCTTGTTTATTTCAAATAATTATTAGTTTATCAACATTTCAAAAAACTTTTTCATTCACACATAATGACTTACATACGAATAATATTATGTATATTACGACTGAAAAACAATTTTTATATTATTGTTTTAATGGAATTCATTATAAAGTTCCAACATATGGAAAGATTTACAAATTAATTGATTTTGGTAGAGCTATTTATAAATTTAATGGACAAACAATGTGTAGTGATAGTTTTCACCAAAAAGGTGATGCTGCGTCTCAATATAATTGTGAACCATATTTTGATGATAAAAAACCTCGATTGGAACCCAATACTAGTTTTGATTTATGTAGATTAGCATGTTGTCTATATGATCATTTTATTGAAGACCTTTTTGAAGCAGAAATTATTATTAAAAAGAATAAAATAGCATCATTAATAAATTCTTGGCTATTAGATGATAAAGGAAGAAATATACTCTATAAAACAAGTGGAGAGGAACGATATCCTGAATTTAAATTGTATAAAATGATAGCTAGAACTATTCATAACGCAGTTCCTTCAAAACAATTAGAAAATCAAATATTTAAAGATTTTATTGTAACAAAAAAGAAAATTAACAAATCTAAAACAGTTATGAATATAGATAAGTATCCTGTATTAGTATAATTGGAATTTTTATATAACATAAATTATATAAAAATTATTTAAAAAGTTGGATTGTCAACAAAGGCCATTGTGGCTTTTGAACCTCCTGTTGAGGTGGATGGAATATCAAACTGTGAATACAAATAAATTCCGACGACCGAGGCAAAATATACAACTAGTGACTCCTTTACGACATCTTTTAATGGTTTCTTCTCATCTTCTGGAACAAACTTCATCTCCAAAAATTTATACAAAAAGAACACAGTACATATGGCTAAAGCATAAATAAACACTTCCTGCATTTACATTAAACATAAATAAAGTTACTATACTTTTAACGAATTATGTTAATACTTCAATCTCTTCTAACCCAAGAGGAACCTTATTAAGTTCTTTTGGTTTTTCTAAATCATGAACATCCAATTCAGTTAAATTGATTTTTTCTCCAATGGTTATTTTATCATCATCATCATCGTCGTCCATTTCTTCTAATTTCCTTGCTTCATTTCTCTCATAACTAATTTGTTCTAATCTTTCTTCTGTTTTTGGAGCAATTATTTCTTCGATTTTATTGTCTAAATCTACTGCTCTATCAACATCATCGAATTTAATCGACTCATTCTTTTCCCCCTCATTTTCTAAAGGAGCTATTTCAAGAGGAGTTTCATCTATAACATCACTGGAATTTACAGTATCTACTTTCTCGATTTCAACTTCCTTCTCTTCTACAGGTTCTGTAGAAATAATTTCTTCAGTTTCTTCAACTTGAACATCATCTTCAACTGTTTCATCAAGATATACTTTTAATATATCTTCTACTGGAATATTATCACGAATAGAATTTAAAATTTGTTCTCTCACAATTACTTCTAATTCTCTGTTATGTTTTTGAATTTGTAAAGGAGTTATATTTTTTTCAAACAAATATATATTTGTATACATCTTTCTTGCTGTGTTAATATAAATTTTATGAATAAAATTTTCTAAAGAAGGAACACTAATATCAATTTTCTTTTGTTGATTTCCTACACGCATACAAGTTAGACTTTTCAACTGAATAATATGAACACAACTAATTAAATCAGTTAAATATCCACAATTACTTTTTTCTACAATTCTATTTGTTTCTTCTGTTACAATATTAGGATTCCACTTTGGAACTCTAGCTAAAAAATTTTGAAAAGTCATTAGATATTTCTCTAATTCATCGTTTTCCTCGCATAATTTCCAAGATTCATCAAAAATAGATCTAAATCCTTCAATTACTAGTGGTGTTAAAATGTTAATTAGACGTGCGCACCACTCATTTCTTGACTCTTGAAGACTTGTTATTGAATAATCATCCATTTACATAAACGAAATATTTTCTAAAGTATAATCCGAACGCTTTAATAAAAAATGAAGTATAGAAGACATTAATAGTTTCTCTTCTCTAAATTCTTTCTTAATTTTCTGAATATAAACCAAATATTCATATTTTTTTAATGTCTCTATATCTAAATCTTTAATGTATTCTATTATATCTAAAGCTGAATACCCTTTTTCATATAAAATTTCACTTATAGAATGAATTTCTTTTTTGTTTATTTTTTCAAAATCTGTCTTAAATTTAGTTTTTTTTTGTTTATTTAATTTTATTATAGAGAATGTTTTATCTAAATTATATTGATGTAAATTCACTTCTTTATTATTTACGGTTGGTTGAGGAATAAATATTTCACAAAAACGAGACAATATAGGTCGTAATAATTTATATTTATCATCAACTATAATAAAAAATCTTGTTGAATGACTAAACAATTCAATACACCTTCTTAATGCGGATTGAGCATCAATAGTTAATTTGTCTGCGTTTAATAGAATAATGCTCTTAAAAATAGAACCTTCTTGTAAATTAATATTTGTTCTGGCAAAAAATTTTAATTCTTCTCTAATAAATTTAATACCTTTTCCATGAGCACAATTAACAGTCATTATATAATTTTTAATCATAAGTTTGTCATTTCTATAAATCTTTTTCAAGAAGTTGAATAATATAGTTTTTTTACCACAACCAGAAGTTCCATGAAATATAATATTGGGGATTTTCTTATGTTCTATAAAATTATCTAATTTATCAGTTATATCTTTATGAATTGTTAGTGACATTAATATATTAATAATTAGTTACTTTTTAACTAATTATTACTTATTTATATTTTCGTTTCGTTGATTTATTTCTTATTATCTTTTTGTTTTTTGTTTTTTTATTCTTTCTTATTTTTTTTCCTCCTTCAAATGCTACTTCATAGAAAATAAATTCTGGTATATCATTATTTGTATTACATTCTAAAAAACCACATATTTCTTTACATTCTCTCATTATATATGTTAATCGTTCATTTTCGATTTCATTATCAATAGGACATTTATCTAAATTTGTTCCACCTGTTCCAACAATATATTGTTGAATTTTCATATTTGATTCTTCATTTATTTTGAGTGAAATACTACCTGATTGGTATAGATGTATATCCGCACACAAATAAAAGTAATTTACACTCTCTTTCAATGACTCGTATATTTCTTTTAAGACATCATCAAAATTAATAATGTCTTCAACAGTTTTATTTTTACTTTTTTTTAATTTTAATCCTATTATCGGATGATGTCCAATGATTATTAAATTTTTAATTTCACCATCATACTTATGTATAGTTTCTTTAATAAATTCTAGTTGATGTGCTTGTAGTTTTTCAATAGTAATAGACTCATCATGTAAAAAAGCTTTATAACAAGGTAAAAATAATTCTGCTGTAGACTCATACATACTTGTATCAATCATTAATACCAAAGTTCCATGTTGTAACATTTTTTCATGTGATAATTTATAGTCAATCTTTGTATTGTCTCCAATAGCTATGTTTTCATATTCAATTACTTTACAATCATTTTCTGAAACAGGATTTTCTAAATTATCAATAAACAAATTATTCTCTCCTGTATTTGTTTCCAAATCGTGGTTACCTAATATCATATATATGTCTATATCTTGGGGTAAATATTCAAATCCTAAATTCAGTTTTTCTGGAATTATAATTTTCTTTTTTTCACCATCATCAGATTCTTTAATTGTATAGTAATTATCACCAGCAACACTCAAAAAATCTATTACTGGTAAGCTATTTAGTCTGTCGTTTAATCTTGTCATTACATTTTTAAGACAACCTTTATTAAGATTATTCCAACATCCAAAATGTATAAAGTTGCTCATATTAAATTAAGTATTTATAATAAAATTGAAATAAGTTAATTTAATAATAAGTTATTAAATTAACAATGAAGGTAACGAATACTGATTTACTAAAAAATAAATATAAATATTCAATTGAAATTCTTGAAGAAAATATTGAACATCTTGATGAAAAAATACTATTAGCAACACAAAAACTCACTCCAGAATTTTGTGTTAAATATATATTGGATTTAGATATTGAATCAGGTGGAGAAGAATCATATATATTTGATGTTTGTTATATATTAGCATTTCAAAAACATATAACTAAAAAAGAATTAAAAGATTTAATAACTACTTAGACTTTTGGTATAAGGATTTTGTTTAAATGCTGTTAAGATATCAGGATTAATTCTATCACAGTCTTGACAATTATTATAATATTGAGGAACATTGATTTTTCCATATGTTTCTACAGATGGAATAGCTCCATTTATTCCGTTATTTCCATTTCTAACCCACAATCTATTATTATTTCTATCTCGGTCCATTTTATCAATTTGAACTTTTTGGTCATGATTCAACATAGACATACCTCCTTGGTTAGGTCTGTTTTTATGCGTCTTATTGACATTATTGCGTTGGTTATAAGCAGCGTTATATAATGCTACACCGGTTCCATTACCACCATCACCATAATATTCACAGTTAGTTGTATCTCTTTCCTGTTCAGTTGCTTGTTGCTGACTAACAGTATAAGCGCCATCTTTTTGTCCTTCTACATTTAAATGATTATTATCTAATAATCCTACAGTGGTCTCCTTAATAGTGGTAGGAGCTCTATCAGCAGGATTCCAAACTCTAGCAGCAGCTACATGACTTTGAACATTACCTGTAGGATTAATATTACCAATAACATTTTCTTTTCGTGATGGTCTTAATACATCTAATAATGGAGCAACAGCAGCCTTCATAAAACCTCCAACAACTCCAAATCCAGAGTCTTGTCGAACAGTGCTTCTATTATTAGGAAGAGGAGTGTAACCGTCTTTTCCATAGTCGTTAGAACCGGCTGCTCCGGAACCACAACCATTAGGATTTAAAACAGGATTTGATTGTAATTGGGGTCTTTTAGGTTGTTGATATTCACCAGGAGTATACATTTTGGTTCCCTCAGGATTAGAATCAGCACCAAAATATTGTCTTCCTGTAGTGGATCTATTTACATCTTTTGCCACTTCAATAGAACGGACAGTTTGTGCTTTTTCTAAACCAGTTGTAGTTAACCATCTATCAGGAGTATTAACAAAATATTTATCAGGTAAATATTTTTCAACTTTACCCTGTGTTTCTGATGTTGGTGGAGCATTATTAAAGTAATGAGCAGGTCCTTCATGATTTGCTAAACCAAATGTTAATTTGGGATTTGTCTCAACACGAAGTTGATCAACATTTCTATCAACCCATTTTTCTCTAGCAGCCATTCCCGAATTGAATCCCAATTCACCTTCAGTATTGTAGCCTGCGTCTAAAGCTGGTCCAACTTTTTGTTCTTCCCACATTTTAACATTTGACATTTTAGAACCAGGCATTACTCTTGATTGGTAAAAATCACTTTGATTTGGTGTGCCATTAGCAAATCTCATATTTTTTTGAGGAGAGAATAAAGGGGCTTGTTCTTGTTTTCTAATTTGCTGACTACCTAGACCACTCATATTATCTAAAACTGTTTCAGTAATATTGGCATCTTGAGTGCTTCCTCGAATTTTACCTCCAAAAAATGGTGCCATATTATTATGTTTAAAATTGGTTTTACTTACTGTATCTCCAGTTAAACTTTTAAAATCGTTTGTTTTTGAAACATTTCCAAATTGGTCGGGTCCATTCCTGAACTCTTGATACACAGATGGTTTGAAAAATCTATCTGTAACTGTATTGGAATCTCTGTATTTATTTGGATTAGTATTTTTAACACCCTTTAATGTTGGATAATTAACAGGTGGTTCATTATAATTTGGTAATGAATTCACAGGTTTTCCCATATTTTCATAACCCTCCTTTTTTTTTTCTTGATTAGATGCGACATATAATCCTCCTAATGCTATAAGTGGTACGGCTAATTCCATTATATATATGTTATATATTTTTTATAAAAAATGATATATAACATATTTTATTTATTTATTTTTCCACAAGTTTGTGTTTTTACACAATTATTCACATTTATATTGTTACCAAATCCTCTAAAAGCTGTAGCAGATAATACATTTCCATCGTTCTTAGGAACACATGGTGCTGTGGCAACAAAATAATCCTTCTCCAATAGTCTTGTATTTAAATTATTTTGAAATGGTTTACAAGTGTTTTCTTGAGGATTCAAAGGCAATATAGCCCAATTCACTTGTTCTAAATCTCTATACCACCAGGCAGGATCCGTAACTCGGGATTGATCGGTAAAGGAAGCACAGGTGGGATAGGAGATTGGTTTGGACTTAACAGCTCCTTTTTTATAATTATTTTCCTCACAATCTTTTGTAAGTGTTCTTGTTAAACCCAATAAATCACTTTCAAGGTTAATGGTATTTGTTCGTAAGTTACCTCCCCATTCTTGTATTCTCATATAAGGATCTTCCATATAACAAGGTTTATCACCCCATCCTGGTTGATTTATCATATAACGACCAGGTCCAGTCATTTCTTGTAATTGTTTTTTTACTCTACAAGGGTCATCATGAAATCTAGTAAACGACATTCTATATAGTATATAATTTTATTTTTATTTGTTATAAAACAAATTACTTAAATATTATGCTTTAAAATTTTGTATAATGAGTAAATATCCATTAGTTCTTATTTATAGACATGATAAATATTCTTATATAGATTCTATTATAAGTGATAATAAAGATAGATATAATTGTTCTATTAAAATTATTACTAAAAAAGATATTATTGATACAAATTGTCTATTTAATGTTAATAACAATATTCTTATGACCGTATCAGAATCTGACAATATGGAATATGAATACCTATGTGATTGGATACCAAATAGATTTTCAAAAAATTGGATTTTTAAAACTGTGAACGAATTAAAAAATTATGATGAATTTAATTATAATGTTAATTACAATTTTATTTATAATGTTATATTGCCCAGAGAAAATACTAGACCTTTATTTTCTATTTTTACAACATGTTTTAAAAGTTATGAACTAATTAAAATTGCTTATAATTCTCTCAAACAACAAACTCTTACTGATTGGGAATGGGTTATTGTAGATGATACTCCTGAAGATGGTCATTTCTTTTATTTAAAAGATCAATTAGAATCAGATAATCGTGTTAGATTATATAAAAGATCTTGTAACAGTGGAAATATTGGTAATGTTAAAAATGAAGCTATTTCACTATGTAGAGGTAAATATGTATTAGAATTAGACCATGACGATGAACTTTTTGTAGATTGTTTAAAAGATGCTACTAATATTTTTGAGTCTGATGATAAAATTGGATTTGTATACGGAGAAACTTTAATTAAACACAGAAATGGTAAATCTTATCATTATGGAGATTTTACATGTAAAGGTTATGGTGGTTATTATCTACAAAAAATTAATGGTGAATGGAATAATATTTATTTGACACCTCATATTAATAATATTACATTAAGTCATTTAGTTTGTTTACCAAATCATCCTCGAATGTGGCGAAGAAAAATGTTAATGGACCTAGATAATTATAGTGAATATTTACCTATTTGTGATGATTACGAAATATTACTCCGGACTTGTATTAATTATAAAGTAGCAAAAAATTCAAAAGTTCAGTATATTCAATATATGAATGACGATGGGAACAATTTTTCAAATATTCGGAATGGTGAAATTAATCGCATAGGTCCACAATATATTCAACCACTCTTTTACAATATGTATCATGTTAATGATAAAATGAAAGAATTAGATGCATATGAAGATATAAATTATATGCGAAATACTTCTAGAATTTGGGAGCGTGATACAGACTATCAACATAAACGATGTAATTATAATTACAATTTTGATTATGATAAATGTATATGTATTATTAATGATGGAATTAATTCAGAAGAAATTATTAGTTTATATGATAATTCAAAATGTGATTTTATATGGTTATGTAATAGTGAATATACTATCGACAAACAAAAAAATATTATCGATGAAAAAAAATATGACAGAATAAAAATTTACAACTATAAAGATAATACACCTGAACAGCTTATCAAATGGTTCAATATGCTTTATTTGCCAGACAATTGTATTTCTGAAATATATACTTAAATATTTACTAACAATTATTAATAAATGACATCATTTACTATAATTACTCCTACATACAATAGAAATAATGATATTTTAAAAAGATGTATTGACTGTATTGAATCTCAAACATATACTAATTGGAGGCATCTTGTTATTATAGATGATAATGATTTAACAAAACATATATCACAAGATATAATTAATAAATACTCCTCTACTAAGAGAGAATTTATTACACTGGAAAAAAATTTTAATAATTTTGGAAATACTCCTAGACAATATGGTATTAGTTTATCTAATGAAGAATATATTGTATTTGTAGATGATGATAATGTTATTTTTCCAAATTTTCTTTTCACATTTAATAAATTTATTGAATTAAATAAAAATATAGATTCATGGATATGTAAAATAATTCATCTTGGTCCATTACCTAGTCAATTTATCGAACCAGCTATTTTGAATGGTTCACCACCTATTTTACAAAATATTGATACCTTACAGTTTTGTGTTAAAACATCTATAATTAAAACATATGGATGGTTAGATAAAGGATATTTGGCAGATGGTTATACTATAGAGAATATATGTAAAAATTCATCTTTTGAATTTATAGATGAAATACTTGGAGTTCATATGTGATTATTAAAATAGAAAAATATTATTTAAACAAATATTTATTATTAAGATAATATGGAACAGAATTATTTTAATATACCTTCTAAATCAGAAAAAACCATTTGTCTAAATATGATTGTTAAAGATGAATCACATATTATTAAAAAAACATTAAATAATATTTGTGATAATATTAAACTAGATTATTGGGTTATTTGTGATACTGGTTCAACTGATAATACAATACAAATCATCAAGAATTTTTTCGAAGAAAAAAAAATTCAAGGAGAAATACATCAAGACAAGTGGAAAGACTTTGCTACTAATCGAAATAATGCTTTAAAATATGCTTTTAACAAAACAGATTATATATTCATATTTGATGCTGATGATAGTTTTCATGGTAATTTTAAATTACCAAAAAAATTAATATGTGATCGATATGATTTTATATTTGGGACTGGATTTTCATATGTTAGACCGTTATTAATTAATAATAGAATACAATGGGTATGGAAAGGTGTTTTACATGAGGTATTATGTGATGTTAATAATTGTAAAAGTAGTTCTACTATTTCTGGAAATTATTATATAGATTCAGGACGTTCTGGTAATCGTTCAAAAAATCCTAATAAATATTTAGATGATGCTATAGTTTTATCAAATGCTTATACCATTGAAAAAGATATTGGTATGAAATATAGATATGGATTTTATTGCGCCCAAAGTTTTAAGGATGCTGGAAAATATGACGACGCAATTACTTGGTATAAAAAAGTATTAGAAAATGGTAACTGGATCCAAGAAAAGTATTATTCTTGTTTAATGTTAGGAAATTTATACAATAAAAATAGTGATTATAAAAATGCTGTTATATATTGGGAAAAATCGTATTCTTATGATTCAGAACGAATTGAAGGAATAGCATCTTTGATGGATTTTTTTTTTATTAATGATAATCATTTATTAGTCAATTCATTATATAAATCTATTAAAAATTATAAAATTATTAAAGATTCATCGTCTAAATGCTTCTTAGATAATACATTTTACTATAAACCTGAGTTCTTAAATTCTGTATCAGCATATTATACAGGCGATTTAGAATCTGGTTATGAATCTACAGTTAAATTAATATTAAATAAACCTGATGCTTCTATTGAAAACTATAAACATTATTATGGAAATTTTTTACCATGTTATATGGAACATTTATTAAAAGATAAAAATAATTTAAATGCTATATTCGAAAAATTAGATAATTTATTAAGAGATAATTTTATCAATGATCAAAATTTAATCAATGTATGGAATAGTATATTTAATGAAATCAATAAAACACTTCTTAATACGATTGTTCGATTTCCAAAAAAAAATATTGAAACATCTAATGTAGAAATTTTTATTTCTTTTACTACTTGTAAACGTCTAGATTTATTTAAACAGACAATCAATTCTCTATTACATAATTGGCAAGACTTTAATAAAATTGACTATTGGTTCTGTGTTGATGACTCTTCCTCATTAGAAGATAGAGAATTTATGAAATCTAAATATGATTGGATTAATTATTATTTTAAAGATGTTAATGAAAAAGGACACAGAAATAGTATGAATATTATTTGGAATAAAATTAACCAATTAAAACCAAAATATTGGATTCATATAGAAGATGATTTTTTATTTTATAAAAAACAAGATTATATTACCAAAGCTATCACTGGATTAAATAATATGAAAAAATCAAATGTTAAACAAGTGTTATTTAATAGAGGTTATGCCGAAACTATTAATGATTATGTTATTAAATCTATCATTCCATATGATGATGATTATTGTATACAAGATTATGATCTTTCAAAAAAAAATAGTCAATATATTAACTCTCATTATTGGCCTAATTTTAGTTTCCGCCCGTCATTAATAGATGTAGAAACTATTTTAAAATTAGGAAATTTTGATAGTGAAAATCAATTTTTTGAAATGGATTATGCTAATAAATGGACCAATCATAATTACAAATCAGGTTTTTTTAATGATATTACATGTAAACATATAGGGCGATTAACTAGTGAGAGACATATTACAAATATTCCAAATGCTTATGAATTGAATAATGAAGAACAATTCACTAATAAAAATTATGAAATTCCAATCAAAATAGTCAATTTGGAAAGAAGACCTGACCGAAAAAAAAGCACTATAGATAAACTATCGAAAATCAATATAAACAAATATGAATGGATTAAAGCTGTTGATGGATTTAATATTCCTCCAACAAATTACATTAAACAATTATTCGAAGGAAATGATTTTAATTTTAGGAAGGGTGTAGTCGGTTGTGCATTAACCCATTATAATTTATGGAAACAATTGATCAATGATAATGATAATAATTACTATTTAATTTTAGAAGATGATTGTGAATTTTCATCTAGTTTTAAAGAAAATATTGAATATTTCAAAGAGGATTTTAATAAAAAAAATTTGATTTTACTAGGATATCATATGTATGAAAAAAATCGCAATGATTTTGATAATATATATAACCCAAAACATAACAATAATGTAAATATTACAAATTTTAACAGTTCGCTTTTTATAGGAGGAACATTTTCTTATACCATTAATAAAATAGGTGCTCAAATTTTAGTAGATTATATTGAAAAAAATGGCATTAAATACGGAATAGATTATTTATTTAAAATTATATCAAATTTATCTATATATGAAATACAACCTCAATTAGTATTTTCTGATTGGAACGAAGGTGGAAAAGAAATTGATAGTGATATTCAAAATATATATGAATGTTTTAATTTTAATAAATCTATAGATATAAATGATTTTATTTTTATTAAACAGAAAGATCAAATAGGTTCTGATTTATTTTATCAATCTGCTCCCATTGATGAATTATTAAAAATAGCTACTTATGATTCTAATTGTGTCGGATTTAATACATTAGGATTTTTCAAATCCACTATTACTAATTTACAACAATCAAGCTATTTTGGAGAAAATGATGGTATTTATATTAAAAGAGATATTTATGAAAAATTTATTAATGAAAATGAAAATGAAAATGAAAATGAAAATTCTATATCATGTCATTCACAATTGGAATTAAAAAAAATTAAAATTATCGGAAATTGGTGTTCATCAAAACAACTTATACAAGAATGGTCTATAATGAATAAATATTCTAGTTTTTATAAATCATATAAATTAGTAGACGATGATGAAAATATAGATTATTATGTAATTATAAATAAACCGCCATCTGACGCATATTATATTCCAGAAAAAACAATTATATTTCAAATGGAACCATGGGTAGAAGATTTATCAAAAAATTGGGGTATAAAAACTTGGGGTCAATGGAGTAATCCTAATCCAGATGAATTCCTTTATATTCATAGTCGTATTAATAATTTAAATAATGTCCAATGGCAAATTGAAATACCTAATAAATATCCGACAAACCGTGAAAACAAAATTGTTACTATTTTGAGTAATAAAAATTTTGATATTGGTCATATTAAACGAATTGATTTTGTAAGATTAATGGAACAAAACACGAATAATCAATATATTGATATTTTCGGGAGAGAAAATTATCACAATTTTAAAAATTATAAAGGGATGTTAAAAGAAGATAAAAAAGAAAACGAATTCGTTAATTATAAATATGTATTTAGTTCTGAAAACAATCAAGAACACAATTATGCTACAGAGAAAATTTGGGAACCAATTTTATGTGAATGTTTGACATTTTATTGGGGATGTCCTAATTTGGAAGAGCATATCAATTCCAAAGCCTTTGTCAGATTAGATTTAGATGATTTTTTAGGTTCAATGGCCATAATTAAACAAGCTATTGAAGAGGATTGGTGGTCGCAAAGAATTGAATATATCAGAAAAGAAAAGGAACAAATAATTAATAAAATAGGATTTTTTCCAAAATTAGAAAATATCATTACATGTTTTAACTCTTAATATGATACAATTTGAAATAATCGTTTTTAAAATGTTAATTATATAATTAACATTTTAGTAGAAGAGATTATGGAAAATCAATCAATTTATATTTATCAAAAAATATATTATTTTTTAATGTATCTTTTAATATGGTATCGAATAAGTGAATACCATACATATCATGTGTTATGTTATCTTTAATATTTTGGAATTTATCAATATCAGTCCACCTAAAATTAAAGAAATATTTACTATCTAGTATTTCAATATTGTATTTAATTAAATAAGATTTATTTGTGTCCAATAAATACTTATTTTGTTTGCTTATATGATATGCCCATTTATTCATTCTTAAACCAGTTTTAAAACTATCTAACCAAATTTTAATAAACTCGTTTTTTGGTTTTGAAATTAAAATAGAATTAATTAATCCCGAATCATCTTTTCCAGTTTCATATGAAATATAAAAATCTTTATTTTTGATTAAATTATCAAAATTTTTCAATATTAACATATCTAAATCCATATAAATCCCACCATACTCGTATAATAATTCTAATCTTGTTATATCAGCTGCATATTGAACATAATTAATATCAAATCCATCAAATTCTTTCGGACGATTATGCTTCTTAAATTCAATTTTACTATTATTTTTTAATTTTTGCCAATATATATTCTCTGTAGGTTCAATATCATTATACATAACAAAACTATAATCTTTCATATGTTGAATCATAGATAAAATACATACATAATTATATAACTCCAATTCTCTCTCTTTAAAATATATTAAATGAACTATTTTCGGTATAGATTCATTATTTTTTGGATATAACATATCAAGATTCCATCCGGTAAACTTTCTTATTTCCTCGTCACATTCATTATCATTATACAGAGTTTCATAATCACATATAGCTTTCTCTTTATCCGTATTAAAATTTCTACATCCATTTAAAAATATGATTTTTTGTTTTTCTTTATCATTTATCTCTTTAAAATAATCTAAATATAATTTACTAGCTACATCATATTCTATAAAATTTTGTTTTTCATATAAATCATTACAAATATTGAATAATTGCCCCTTATTTAATTTTTTATATTTGTCTAATTTATTTTCTTTTGGTTCCGGAATTTTATAATTAGGATCATTATATAATATATTATTAAAATTTTTTATAGTCTTCTCTATATTTCCTCTATAAAATTCCAGAGCTGTTTCAAAATTGTTAAAATAATAACATTCTTTATATATTTTATTTGGTATTAAATCTATTAATAGACAATCAGAACTAGAATTTGTAGGATTACAAATATCACAATAATGTAATGTTCCTGTATGATATAAATAAGATTTGTTATTTATTAATGGATCAAAAAAAGAACCTAATTCTAAACAAGTTAATGAATTATTATTTTCGTACCATTCTTTACATAATATTCTTCCTAATGGACCACATAAACAGATAACAACGCTATTATTATTTATTTCTCTCCACTTATCTTTAATGGAATCATAATTGTTCTTGAAAGCGTTTTTATTTGTTACTTGAAAACATTTTGAAACAATAATATTTAATTTCTCTAATTCATTAATATTATTAACCATTTCTTCGCTAGCAACTATTATAATTTCTCTCGATGGTAAATATGTTTTTATAATATTTATTGTTTTATCTGTATTGCTATTTATTAGACAATTTGCATTAAAAATATTAGTACTATTACTTTTAATGATTTCATTTATCGATTCACGCATATCCTTATAGCAATTATTACAAGGTAATCCTTTATAATAATTTTTGTCTTCATACAACAAACAGTCTCTTAGTTTATTAGACATAATGCTATCTGATTGCTCAAACCCTCTTGATAATGTTACATCTTTATTTAAAATGGAATTACATTCACCATCATTTAATTTAATAAAACAAAATGGTTTCTGTTGTTTTATATTTTCATACAAAATATTTGCTTCTTTATCCATTAATAATAATATTCATTAATTGTTTATATTATTATTTTAAACATTATTTAATATTCCGTAGAAAAGAAAAACACCTGAAATAACCTTCCATCATTTTTATCTGTTCCAAAATAATCTTGACTCATATGATAGTTTTTTGAATTAAAAATTATTAATCTATTGAATACATTTCCTATTTTGTCTACTAATTGCCATTTGGTCATATCTTGACTGGCTTTATCAATGATTTCTTTATTTCCTCTTGCTTCTGATTCTTCAGAATTTCTAGTTCCATCAAAGAATTTATAAAATGCGGTTCCTGATGTCACTGGAGCATTTGGTGTTAAATAACATACTGCTGCCCAATTATTAAATCCATCATTATGAATCCATGATTTATCTCTTGATGTTGTGTATTGAAAAGCACCATTATAAACATCATCTTCTCCCTCTTTATACATAGGCCAATCTGTTATTTTTCCAGCAACAGGTTCTATATATTTTTCGATAGAATTCTTCAATTCTGTTGTAGCATATGACCTAGTTCTTTGTCCAGGATAATTACCTCGTACTTTAAATTCTTGAGTTAGTATGTAATCTCTCGTTTCCATCGCATTATTGTAAAAATTATCAACAATTACTAACTGTCCTTTTGGTTTATTGTTATTTAAAACATATTTATTATATTTTTCTAGTTGTTTTACATATTCTTCATTTGTTTTCTCCACATTATATCCTTTTATCTCGTTTACCAAATCTTCAATTTCATCAGATATTTTTGTCAATACAGGTATATACATTTCTTCTCCTCTAGCATAATTACAGTAATTAGGAATATCTATATTATAATTATGAACCACACATGTTAAACATTTTATTTTTGGATAAGGATTTACGGATAATGTGCTATACATACAAAATCGACTACCAATTTTGGTGTGATTTTTAAGAATTTTTAATGTAAAATTATCCATTCTTTCCCTCGGAGGAACTCTCTCTCCGTTATAATCATCAAAATATATTGAATCAAACATCCCTTCATAATCAAGAACATCTTCCCACCTACCTTTTATCAAATTTATTTTTAATTCTGGTCTTTTTTCTGCTTGTTCAATACGCCAAATTTCAAATTTTTTCCATACTTCTGGTGAACATTCTATTACATTATATTCAATTACATCACTACAATCACAAATACTAGTTGCTGAATATCCCATACCAAATCCTATCTCTAATACTTTACCAAATGGTTGAAATAATTCAATTGATCTCTCCATATATGGTTTTTCCCATTCCATCATTACTTGATGACGACAATTTTCATCTGTCAATATCTCCTGTCCACATATATCTGTCGCATATTTCAACTTCATAATAATAATAATAATATAATAATTATATTTATATTATTATTTTAATGAATTATAAAATGCCATTTCTTCTTCATTAAAACCAATTGTATCAATTGGGTAATATT